ATCGGTGGTAACCCGATTGTGTTCGCTGTGCTTAATGCCAGGCTTAACTTGTTCACTGAGGCTGAGTTCAAGTTTCGTAACTTGTCGGATAAGAAACTGTACGGCACTCCTGATTTGTTGAAGCTGGAGAAGCCTTGGCCTAATGGCACCACTGGTGACTTGTTGGCTCGCATGGAGCAGGACGTGTTCCTCACTGGTAACGCGTTCATTCGTGATGCTGGTACCAGGCTTGAGCGTTTGCGTCCTGACCGTGTTGAGATTGTCACGTTTGTTGATAATGTTTCTGGCGCGGTTGAGGTCAATGGTTATGTGTATCGCCGTGATGGCATTGGTGAAGAGTTTTATCCTGTGGAGCAAGTCGCTCATTGGGCACCGATCCCTGATCCGTTGGCTGACCACCGCGGGATGAGTGTGCTCACCCCTGTGGTGCGTGAGATCAATGCTGACCTGGCTATGACTGTGCATAAGCAAACGTTCTTCGATAACGCTGCCACCCCGAACCTTGTCATCAAATACAACACCAAACTGACGAAGGAAACGATTGACCGCCTTCGTGATCGCTTTAACGCGCGTTATTCCGGTGCCACTGGTGAGAAGACGATGGTGCTTGACGAGGGTGCTGACATGACCATTGTTGGTAATTCGTTTGAGCAGATGGCTTTCACTGATGTGCAGAAGGCTGGTGAGGCTCGTATTGCGATGGCCGCCTCAGTGCCGCCGATTGTGGCTGGTTTGCAGTCCGGTCTTGATGCCGCCACGTACTCCAATTATGGCCAGGCGTTGAAGGCTTTCGGGGATAACTTTATGCGTGCGCATTGGCGCAGTGTGTGTGCAGCTCTTGAACCATTGGTGAATGTCCCTGATGGTGCGCGTCTTTGGTATGACGTGACTGACATTGCCGCGTTGCAGGAGGGTGAGTCTCAGCGTGCTGAAGCTAACCGCACGAGGGCGACCGCGATGGGTGAGTTGATTCGCGCGGGTTACACCCCTGACTCTGTGACGAACGCTGTGAACGCTGATGACTTCTCGTTGCTTTCCCATACTGGCGCGATTCCTACCGCCCTTTACCCGAATGGCCAGGTGCCCACACCATGATCGATTTCACTCGCGCGTACCCACTTGAGGACATCACTATTCGTAGTGGTGGCGATGGTCGCACTGTTGAGGCTTATGCCGCGGTGTTCAATGTTCCGCAGCGCATTGTTGACGGCAGTGGCCAGTACCTTGAGGTCATTGATCGCAACGCTTTCAATAAGACGCTTGCGGATAAGGGCACACGTTTTGGTGTGTTTTACAACCACGGTCGCACGATCTGGGGCACACCCTCTGACGCATACTCGATGCCTATTGGTACGCCGGAGAAGATTGTTGCTGACGAGCGTGGATTGTTGACGGTTACTCGTTACAACAATACGCCGGTGGCTGACCAGGTGCTTGAGGGTATTCGCACTGGTGCGATCACTGCCCAATCATTTTCGGGTGCGTTTGTGCGCTCGGACATTCCTACTCCCCGCGGTGGTTTCAAGCCTGCAGCTGATGGCTCACTGCGCACTGTTGTTCGAACGGAGATTGCGATGCGCGAATACGGACCTACTCCGTTCCCTGCTTATGAGACTGCGGCGATTCTTGGTGTGCGTGCCGAGGAGATCGCCCAGGTGCTTGCCAATTTGGACGCTGATCAGCGTGCCGAGATTGCGAGCATCCTTCAGATTCCCGTGATGCGACTTGACGAAGTTGTTGCCACGGATTCCAGCACCTCACCTGAGGCCGCTGCCGAAGAGCCGGTCATTGATGACCACTCTGCTCGGACAAACCATTCATTCCAATCCTTACGCCGCCAGGCCAGGGAGAGAGGGGTCCTCTAAATGAGCACCCGAATTGAAGGGCTTGCCTCAGAGCTGGACGCTTTGCGTACCGAGATCACTGAGCTTGATGCCCTAGAAACCCCCACCGAAGAGCAAGCAGCTCGCTACGCCGAGTGCATCTCTGAGTGGGACAGCAAGAAGGCTGCACACGACGATGAAGTTGCTCGTGCCGCTAAGTTGGAAGAGATCAACGCTGCACCTTTGACGTTCAAGCGTGAAGCCGGTTTCTCTGTTCCTAACGTGATCGTTCGCAATGACCCATTTGAGAATGTGTCTGCGCTTCGTTCAGATGATTACAGCAATGACACTGTTGCTCGTGCCATCACCGCGTTTGAAACTTCTGGTCGTGGCGTTTCTGACGCTGAGCGTGCCGAAGTTATCAACAAGATTGAGACCATTCCTGGTGCCGCTGTTCACGCACTCGTTCATGGTTCACCTGCTTACCGTTCCGCTTTTGGTACGTGGATGAAGGCCCAAGGCCAGAACCCGTTGTACTCGGCTGAGGAAATTCACGCTGTTCGTGCATCGATGTCGTTGTCCGGTTCCGCTGGTGGCTACAGCCTGCCTACCCTTCTTGACCCCACGTTGATCAAGACTGGTACGGCAACACGTAACCCGATTCGTTCGGTGGCTCGTGTTGTTCAGGGCACGCAGAACGTGTGGAATGGTGTTTCGGTTTCTGGTGTTAGCACCTACTGGGTTGCTGAAAACACTGCACTCACTGATGGCACCCCGACGTTCTCTAACCCATCTGTGACCGCCGCTAAGTTGACTGCTTACCTGACTGGTTCCTACGAAATCTTCGAGGACTCCAACCTGCAAGCACAACTGCCTGGTCTGATTGCTGAAGCGTTTGATTACGCTGAAGGTACCGCGTTCATCAGTGGTTCCGGTTCGGGTGCACCTAAGGGCATCGTGACCGCGATCTCTGCGACTGCTGCCTCAACGGTTACTGCCACGACTCGTGGTTCGTTCACTTCGGCTTCTGTTGCTGATGTGTTCGCTGTGGTTAACGCCGCTGCTCCTCGCTACGAAGACAACTCCACGTGGGTTGCTAACAAGGCGTGGTTCAACACGGTTCGCCAGATTGCTAACCCTTCGGCTGCTGGCCAGTTGCTCCCTGCTGGTAGCAACGAGCTGCTTGGTTCGGCAATCATTGCCAGCTCTGACATGAGCTCGGCCACCACTTCGGGAACGGTCATGGCCATCCTGGGTGACTTCAGCCAGTTCGTGATCTATGACCGCTTGGGTACCCAAGTCGAGTTCATCGCCAATGTGGTTGATGGTTCCGGTGTGCCTTTGGGTAGCCGTGGACTCGTTGCTCACAAGCGCGTTGGCTCGAACGTTACCGACTTGAATGCTTTCCGTTTCTTGAAGGCCTAGTCATCATCTAAGACTCACACCAAAGTTAAGCCACGAGCCTCTGGCTTTGGTGTGAGTCTTGGGACCAAACAACTTAGGGACCACCTATGCCTAGTAAAGCGAAAACAAATAAGAACAAACTGACCAGCATTGAGCGTGTGGTCATTGGTTACATTCACCCAGGTCAAGTCTCAGCGTTCTTCACGCACTCGTTGATCATGTCCCTTATGCATGATCAGGGTTTGAATCGGCGCATTGTGGGGATTGAGCAGGATTGGTCTTCGGCGAATGTGTCGATGTCGCGTAACACTGTGACGCAGCGTTTCCTTGAGGATTATGACGCTGAGTGGTTGTGGTGGATTGATGCTGACATGGCGTGGGAGCCTGAGGCGCTTGAGCAGTTGCTCGCGGTCGCCGACCCTGTTAATGCACCCATTGTTGGTGGCCTGTGCTTTGGTGCCAGTAATGGTGAGTTATTCCCCACGATCTATCAGCTCGCCGAGTTTGAGGGTGGGATCACCACGGTTCGGATGCACGACTTTGAACCGAACACTGTGACCCCTGTGGCCGCGACTGGTGCGGCGTTCCTGCTGATTCACCGTAGCGTGATTGAGGGTATTAAGGCCCGCGCCTACAACAAGACTTTTACTTGGTTTCAGGAAACTGAGATGGGTGGCCGGCCAGTGGGTGAGGACATCACGTTCTGTTTGCGTGCACTTGAGTCAGGGTTCAAGACGTTTGTTCACACTGGTGTCGAGGTTGGGCACCACAAGTCACAGTTGTTGACCGCTGACCTGCACCGACAGCAACGCGCGGCTGTGAAGGCTGATGAAGGGACTGAGGATGTCTGACCCAAATGAGTTCACTGTCATTGCACAGTTAGTTGCTACGGCAACGATGGAAGTTACACCTGCTGAATCTACCGAGAATGAGGAAACAAAATGACCGTTGGTCTTTCTGCCGTGAACACGGCTGACAAGTTGCTTAACACGATTGGCCG